TCTTCAATTGTTTGATTGATAGTTGCCCAAGATCTTCAAGCGCTTCCGATGTTGTAACAGAGAACATAAGATCAGCCGTAGCTGGAAGACCAAATGATTCTGCGGTATCTTCCAATCCTGGATCTGAATTTGTATATCCAGTTCTATTCAACTGAGTTGCTGTAACGATAGGAACGTCAAATTCTCCACCAAGCCCACGAACTTCTTCAGCAATAGCTTTAATGTACGTATATGAATTAACAATATTGTTCTTCATGCGGCTTGAAGCACAGATATTGATATAATCGATATAGATGATATCTGGTCTAAAGTTTTCCTTGATACGAAGTTCAGACAGCAAATGACGAAAATGACCACTATGTGCAGACGCTGTTGGAAAATCTTTGACAATCAGTCGACCCTGTGTCTTAGATCTCAACCTTTCTACTTTATCCTTATAATATTTCTTTGGATATGTCGGCAACTCTGAGATATCGATATCAAGAAGATTAGCATCAATACGTTGAGAGATTTTATCTTCTCCCATCTCAAGACTGATGTATAATACATTTTTACCAGCCAATAGATTTTTAGCGGCGAAATCACACATCAATAGAGTTTTACCAACACCAGTTCCAGCTGCAATAACCGTCAGAGAAGCTGGTGGTAAACCTCCTCCAGTAATCTTATCGAACATTTCAAGTCCGAGAGATACTTTCTTTTCTATGCGATGATAGGCTTCCCAACGCGCTTCCGCGTCTCTTAAAAAGTCATGACCAATGTGACTATCAAAACAGACAGCCAACGCGTCAGAAAGAATTGCTGGAATGGAACCCTTGTCTTTATCTTTAGAACGACCATCTAGAATAGCAATCGATTCCATGATACTGTTATAGACAGCACGATCTTGAAAATACTTTTCAGTACCATCGACCATCCATTGCAATTCTTTTGGCTCAGAATTGAAGTCATTAAGAAACTCAGAGATCTCTTTATACTGATCTTCTGTTACACGATCATCTTCGAGTTCTATTTTTAGAATATCAACAGTAGGAGTCTTATTATACTTTTCAGTAAAGGAAACAATCTTACGAATTAAATGTTTGTATGTGTCTGACTCAAAATAATCATAATTTATAAACGGAATGATCTTACGTGCATAATCTTCATTTACGAGAAGCTGTTCAACTATCGTCTTCTCTTGCATCCGCATTTTCCTTTTCAGTTGTGATTATATCCACAAGAATATCACCTATGGTTCTAATAAATACATCTTTATCTTGAATATCATTATCTCCACCAGCGACTTCGTATTGAAACGATAGCCGCGGTGGATCTTCATTCATATTGAATTGTACCACATTATAATTATAGACAACATCTTTAAATTGCCCAGACATAATACGAATTGGAGCAATTTCAGTTTCTTTATCTATGGCTGCATTCCAAATGATTCTATATTGCTCAGGCATCCTCTTCCTCAGACCCATAAATTTCATCTAGATCTTCTTCATCATCAGCACCATAATAATATTCTTTGTGAGCAGCTTTTTCTAACTGTTCCATGATTTCAGGAGTAAAGAATTTCTCTGGATCCTTGACAATAGTCTTACCAAAATATTTTTTACCGTCAGGCAATTCGTATTTCGTACTGATCTTCTTGAAGATTCCATATTTTTCTGCAAGTTCAAGAAGACCAAAATAACGATCAAGCCCATGCTTATAAGTCAACAATACACAAGACTCGGTATTCTCTTTACTCAGACGAGATTTCTTCATCTTGATAACAATCTGATTACCGATAACTTCCTTACCGTCTTTTTCTTTGCGTTTGCTTAGAAATGCAATCTGTGAACCAGCAAATTTGAGACCGCCACCACCAGACATGGTCTTTGGATCACCATATCCACCGATAGCATCGTACACGTGATTGGTGACAAGCATTGGAACACGAGCCTTCGCAAGTTTCAATGTCAATACACGGAATGTAGCACGCAACAGTTGACCCTTTGTCATATCACGTGTATCACTTCCTTCCGCCGTATCTTTCAATTCTTTGTTGGAAGACATATTACCCAAAGAGTCAAGAACAAACATCATACGAGGACGTTTGCTTTCTTTCGTTGCAGTGTACTTCTCAAGAACCGTCAATGCTCTATGACGAAACTGCTCAATGCTTTCAGGCTCAACAATGAATACACGCTTTACGTCAATCCCACGTTCTGACATCATCTGTTTTGTTACGGCAGACTCAGTATCAAAATAAAAAACAGCAGCATCTGGATTAGCATCGAGGAACTGCTTAACAATACCCAGAACAAAATAGGTTTTCCCTGTGGTTGTCTCTCCCGCGAAAGCAGTGATCTTATTATCTGGTACGCCGCCGTATAGTGAACCACTGAAAGCAGCATTAAGGATATAAGAACCAGTATCAATAAAACCTGCGAACTCTGCAGAACTATTCCCATCATCAGCCAAGAAAATATTGTCATCACCTACACTCTTTACGACGTCTCCAAAAAAATCACTCATATGTTCATTTCTCCAAATTTGTATTCGTTTAATGTATCAATAGCAACATAATATCTTTCTTTAAGTCTCTCATTATCTTTAGTCAATTTCCACATCCGCTTCTGTTTTAATAACAACTCTAGCACCACATGGCAATAATGGCTTATCATTACCACCATATATAACCTCACTAGGACCATGTATCTTTACGCTATGTCCGTAAGTATTTTTTCTTCCTTCTTTTACAGTTAAGACGGGTTCATTTGTTCCGTGCTTTCTATTGGCACGAATTTTATGCATATTAACATGAATATATTTTACTGCCATTACCATTTCTCCAAATTTGTATTCGTTTAATGTATCAATAGCAACATAATATCTTTCTTTAAGTCTCTCATTATCTAAACAGTCTCTATAGTAATTTCTGTTTGGATATAAAGCATGGTACAAAACTGCTGCTATTTTGTCTTTTTCTTTATGTGTCATTTTCATTTCTTTATTCGAACCTCTCCTCTTTTGTCTCCGTCTTTGAAGGTCTGAACAATATAATTACTTTCAACGTTAGATGTTCTCGTGTTCACCGTAAATACAGCATTTGAAATTGGAACATTTGTTGTTTCTATACCAGTAGGAGTATCCCAAAAACCGACCACTTCTTTTTTGCGGTTCTGAATAAATGTATGATTACCAGCAATCAGAAGCATTACTGCAAGAGGATCAAACACAAAGACAATAATAAGAATGAGAATACGAACTGTGTTTTCAAGTTCAGCCTCTGCATTCTCATAAAAGAGTTCGGCAACGTACTTTATTGGTCCGACCTCAACTTTAATGTCATCAATTTGAGATTGAAGAGAAAGTTTTTCAAGCTCGAGTTCTGTAATTCTATCTGTCGATTCTGTGATCGCCGAATTTAATGCTTGTCTCTCTTCAGCCTGATTTGCTCTTTCTTCCAATCCTTTACTAATATATTCCATTTCAAAGTATACATCAATAGATTTATCAAGCTGTGCTAAGATTTTTTGGTTTCTGTTAATGTTCAACTCTTCAGCATCAATTTGCTGATTAAGTCTTTGAATAGAATTTTCTATAGTTGAAACTGGTGCATTTTGTTCAATATGAGCTCGGCTCAAAAACCCGAAAATCCCCAACGAAGTTATAATCATCAAAATTACTATCGCTGGAATCAAATACATTTTCATGAGAAGAGATGCTGTCTTCCAATTCCGATACAACCAACTTGCAGTTATAAGTTTGCCGACCTCTAAGACTACACCCATAATGGCAATTGCAATTGCTGCACCTGAGAATATACTCATCAAACCCACGATAGAATACCATGCTGCAACTCCTGAAATAGTAATACCTGAAATGATTGCAAGATAGCCCATTATTGCCTATCCATTATTTCTTGAATTTTAGCAATCTCAATTTCAATTTTTTCTTTACGATTTGGCCAATAGATATACTCTTTGTCTGCTGAACTGAGAAGATGCTTATAAAGAGGCATGACAACATTATGAAGCTCTTCGAGTCTATTCTGTATTTCTTTCTTAGTTAAATGAATGCGCTCATCATCATCAGCTTCCTTTCGATCTAAAAGTAGATCAAGCTTATAATGAATAGATTTAATATCATCTTTCGAGGGAAGTTCTTCTGTTTTAACAGTTGGATTTTCTGGGATTTCAGAGACAGCACTGAAACCAAAATCGTTTTCCATCATTCGAATAATCCTTCAAAGGTATTTTGTTTTTCCGCCGACCATCCTGCAGATTTTAGAATATGATCGATTGGAGACAGAAAAGCTTTTTCGAACTGCTGATCATAGTCTATATAATCATGAAGATCAAATTTCTTTGGTAGCACATTCAAGAACCCAATAACGTCTTCATGAAGCGGATTGGGCATTTGAAGATATGTCCATTTGATCTTATCTCCGCTGTAAATTTTATTGTATGTGGAGGTGAGTTGTTTTCGTTCAAGCATGTAATTATACAGAATGGCTGCTCGTGCATTGATTGGGGTTCCGTCTTTGTATTTATTAGTTGTGTCAGAGTACTTTTCTAGATCATTGACGCCACGAGGAAACGATACGTCTTCCGGTGGCAATGACATAAATTCTTTACGGAAGTCAGCAATGTATTTCTGTACTGCAGTCTCACCTTCATTCAGCATGATCTTAATACTGTCTTTAATTTTTTCTCTACACACATGAGGCGTTGAGGAACGAACCGCTTCAATTCCAACCATTTTGATTTTTGGTTTTTCAAGCCGAACACCTTCATCATCATGGACATTCATAACATATCTCTTCTTACCAGTCCAAACAGCTTTAGATGAGATAACTTCTCTCTTCATACTGAGTTTTTGATCAGGACAGTTGAGATATTTCTGAAGTTTGATAAATGATTTCTCAAACATTGGTTCAAATATATTTTGACCAGTCTTATCAAGAAAATTGACAATCTTGTCTTGATCTGCATCAAGACCGACAACTTTATCTACAAGAGCTTTACAGTCCACATAAACAGAATCTGTGTCAATGGCGATAACATAATCTTTTTCAGTTTTCAGTGTTTTATTGAGAAGATCATTGACAGCTTTCTCGGCCCACAAAATCGATGCTTGTCCGGATAATGTAATACCTTCGGCAATGCGATCATCGAAGAAACGGAAGAATTCATTTGACATAGCTCCATAAAGAGAATTCATCATAATCTTAATGGCATGTTGCCTATTGTGGAGTCGTGCAATTTCTTTCTTATTAGCTTTATCTTTCTTGGCTTGGATCATTTGTTTCTTGATTGCTGATCTTTCTGCATATGACTTTTCAATGATGTCTGGAATAAAGCCGCGTTTGTGTGTCCAGAATCTTTGACCAGAACCACAAATACATTTTCGATCTTCCATTCCAGAAATGTGCTGCATTTTAACAATGGACTGAGGAGACACGTCCGGCAATTCATCTGCAATTGTTTCTGGAGACATATTGAAATGCATCATGATATGAGGATACAGACTTGCATAGTCAAACGACATGACCCAGTTATACATTGCGGGCTTTGGATCTTTCACATATCCACCAGCAATTGAGCCACCCTTCTTTGTTTTCTTTCTTGGAGGAATGATGATATTCTTCTGACCAAGATAGTAGTAAATGTATGCGTCCCATATAGCCGTTGTTCCAAATGTAGACATAATTGGAGCATGTGCAGACTGTGCAAGAATGAAGACAAGTTCGATGAGGTTTAATTCTTCATCAAGTCTATCAATCATCCATGTGTCTTTGATATTGTAGTCAATAAATTTCTGAAAGTCGTGTTTATAGAGATCATGTAAAGAGTCATATTCAGAATAATCAAGCTTCTTCTCTCCAAGTACAACATTTCCGATATTGTCGAGAGTGTAATTATCCTGAGGACCATAAAAGTCAGCAAATTTCTTAAATAGCTCCATATAGTCAAGCTGTAATAATCCACCAATTTCATACTCGAAATTCTTGGTTGAACTAAAGCGAGTATCATATTCACGGTACTTGACTTTACCAAATGGAGATAATTTTTTTACAGTGCTGTTAACAAAAGTGGAGCTGGTCTCACCAAGCAATACAGATAAACGCCTAATGAGATAAGGCATATCAAATCCACGGGAGTTCCACCCAGTGACAATATCGATTTTGTTTTCTTTAAACCAGTCGATAAAATTTTTGAGTAGTCTTTCTTCATCATTGAATTCTCTATAGACAACTTGAAGATTTTGTTCGTTTTTCTTTGGATCATATTTTCCTCCAAGCCCCCAGGTGTGATATTTTTTCTCACCGCGAAGTTTAGCCGTAATAGCATTGATCGGCCATTTTGCATCCATGGGCTCTGGGAATCCTTCATCGCATGCAACCTCAAT